CAATAAAACGAATAATCAAATATAAGTAGTTTTTTTGTTAGACTATTCACAGTAAATATTGCTATGCACAAAACATATCGTTCTATTTTTGTGTCTGATATTCATTTGGGCACCAAAGACTGTAAAGCAGAACATTTAAATAATTTTTTAAAGCATAACACCTGTGACACATTATATCTCGTTGGGGATATCATTGATGCATGGAAAATACAACAAAATCGTTGGCGTTGGAAACAAAGTCATACAAATGTAGTTCGTCGTGTTTTGGGACATGCGAAAAGAGGCACTCGTGTAGTATATGTAGCCGGCAATCACGATGAATTTCTTAGACCAATGATACCATATGGATTTAGTTTTGGCATGGTAGAAATACATAATCAAATAGAACATATTGGTGCAGATGGTAAACACTATTTGGTAGTGCACGGAGACTTATTTGATGGTATTACAAGACTGGCCCCATGGTTGAGCTTTTTAGGTGACAAAGCATATGATGTTATTCTAAACTTAAACGGAAAATTTAATTGGTTTAGGCATAAAATGGGCTTTGGTTATTGGAGTTTAAGCAAATATCTTAAAGGAAAAGTTAAAAGAGCGGTAGATTTTATGTTTCAGTTCGAAAAAAATCTTGCCAATTACTGTAAAATGAAAGGGTTTGATGGTGTAATTTGTGGACACATTCACAATGCCCAAATAAAAGACATAGATGGTATTGTTTATATGAATGATGGTGATTGGGTAGAAAGTTGTACAGCATTAGTGGAACATTGGGACGGCCGTTGGGAAATTATAACTTGGACCAAGGAGAACGATCTTGTGGCTGATGATAATAATAGCAGTACACATCAACAATCCGTCGGATATTCCAGGTCGAGTATGGATTGAATTTGCTAGTCAAAAGGAATGTCAACAAGCTTTGTCCTCAATGACTAGCTGGTTAAAGTTTTCTAGTTTCAAGGTGGTAGGAGAATGCGTGAAAAAATAGTTTTAATTGTAACAGATAACCTCGAGGATCAGATAAATGGTGTTGTTACAACCTATAAAAATATCGAGGCTTGTGCGATTTTGGACGGTTATCGTTTTGTATATCTTAATCCCGGGTGGTTCCACTACATTAATTGCCCTGGCTACAACGAAGTCAAGATTGCCTATCCCCGGAAAATCGGCCAGAAGATTGAGGAGATATGTCCGGATCATATCCATATCGCCACAGAAGGTCCTGTTGGTCTGTGTGCTAGACAATATCTTGACAAGCACGGCTATCGCTATAATACCGCTTATCATACTAATTTTCCAGAAGGACTTAGAAAACTTTTTGGGATACCTGAAGCCCTTACTTGGCCTTTGATTCGCTGGTTTCATAAGCATTCTGGAAAAGTGCTTACTACTACAGACACAATGGTAAAACATTTAAAAGACCATGGGTTTGACGGTCAATTAATTTCCTGGACCAGGGGAGTTGATAGAAGCATTTTTAATCCTGGCCAGAGGCAAAAAAACAATGACAAAATTCAATTACTTTGTGTTGGGCGTGTTAGTAAAGAAAAAAATTTAGAAGAGTTTTTCCAATTAGAATTTCCTAATTGTCATAAAATAATGGTAGGCGATGGTCCTATGATGGAAACATACCGTGATTTATATCCTGAAGTAGAATTTGTAGGCTTTAAAACAGGATTAGATCTAGCTTATTATTATGCCAACGCAGATGTTTTTGTATTTCCTAGTCGCTGGGAAACTTTTGGCATTGTAATGATAGAAGCTATGGCATGCGGCACCCCTGTTGCAGCTTATCCGTGTCAGGGACCAATAGATGTTGTTGAAATAGGCAAAACAGGATATTTAGACACAGATTTAAAAAATGCTATTGACAATTGTTTAACTTTACCACGAGATATTGTTTTAGAAAACACTAAAAAGTGGTCTTGGAATCAGGCTTGGGCAATTTTTAGAAACCATTTAATTCCCTGTAAATAAAATTAGTTGTGTTAATTATAAAAGTATTATATAATACTGGACAATTTTAATAACTTTTTATGAAACATATCTCAGACGATTTATTTGCATCATGGAAAGATAAGAAATTTGTGGTAGCAGAAAGCTATTTGCATGAAAGTCCAGGTCATTTAATTATATTGACAGATTATACATTCTGGGTACTTTATCACGCTGAGTTATTGATATGGTGCTCGCAAAATAATTCTAAATTAGAAGGCATGACAGTGTCTTTACCTACAGACCAAAGCCTTACTGCATTTATACTTAGATGGCAATAAACAATTTACCTAGAAATAATCAATACGAAATTTTTTCAACTGGAGGCAGAACATACTGCTTCGATGACCCAAGTTGGGAAAATTATATCCTTACCAAACCAGAAATATTTGAATGGATTAGAAATCAAGACCCATTGCTTTGGCACCCAATGATCGATCACCCAGATAGTAATGTAGCTTTATACCTTAAGCCTGAGCTTTATATTTTGTTTAAAATTAAATTTATTGGATAGATTGATGTCAAAAGTACATGTTTTTAACATAAGAAAAGCTAGACTAAATTTAAATAATATATTACAATGGTGTAAAGAGGTATTTGGTGATATTAATTTAGTTCATGGGCCCACTTCAGCTGAATTATATAGAGTTTGTTATGACAATCAAGTTACAGGGATCGTTGTATTTTACTTTAAAGAAGATACAGACTATTTGTTTTTCTTATTAAAATGGGGCAATAATTAAAGGTAAATATAATGGCAAAATTAAGACAAAGTCCCAGTAAGTTTTTATTCCGTTCGGATAAAATTAAACAAAGATTAAATCAAGATCCTAATATGTCTGAAGAAAAGATAAAAGATCAAATTGAGACATATGAAAAAGTATACAATAGATATGAACAAAATAAAATGAATGAAGAAAAAAGTGACAACTTTAAAAAGAATAATTTAGAATATGATCTAAGAACTACAGATTGGATTGTAGAAAAAGCAAAAGCCAAAGAGTCATATGCCCAAAATATATACGCAGCTTTGTGTAATAATAGTTTTCAAAAACAAGAACTATGGCCAATTTTAAAAACTGAAACATGGAGTTGCAGTTGGAGATATGCAGGGGGTATTGTTGCAGATATGTTAGAAGACGGCGATTACTTAGATTGGTATTGTACAGGTATTAGAGAAGTATACCAAGACCCAGAAGATACAAATGAAAAACAGCCCCCAATTCATAGAGGGTATGTTTCTGAAGGTATAATTACAGAGGAAATTAGAGAAGATTTCCTAAAAATAGGTTGGCAAGTTTTTGACAAAGAAGATGAGGAATAAAAAATGGAAAATACAATTGTATATAGATCAGCAGTAGAAATTAATTCAGCAATGTTAAGAGTTTACAATTATATGGCTTTATCTGTTGTAATCAGCATGATTGTAAGTTTAGCAGTAGCATCCAGCCCAGCAGCAATGGCAATCTTTTTTGGTCCAATTACAAAATGGATTACTATTTTTGCACCACTTGTATTTGTTTTTATTGTGCCTTTAGCTATTAATGCAGGTATACCAAAACAAGGGGCACTAATGTTGTTAATGGGATTTGCTGCAATAATGGGCCTAAGTATGAGTGGAATTATTGCAATGTTTACCAGTTATAGTATAGTTACTGCATTTATGGGAGCAGCAGTGCTTTTTGGTACAATGAGCTTATATGGGTATTTTACTAAACAAAGTTTGGATAATTGGGGGAAATATCTATTAGTAGGCTTGATTTCTATTATCATTTGTAGTATAATTAATGTGTTTATTGGAAGTAGTTTAATACAAACAATTATTTCTGCAATTGCAATTGTTCTTTTTATGGCACTTACGGCATACGATACGCAACAAATTCGTGAACAGGTAAGTGAACAAGGACAAGATCATGGGCCAGAAATACTAGGTGCATTGAGTTTGTACTTAAACTTTATTAATATTTTTATGAGTTTGTTAAACCTCTTTGGAACAAAAGATGAATGATATTAGAAAAATAATTAATCTTCTACAGGAAGATATTTCAGAAGACTGGTTTAAAACTGGTGCATTCCAGGCCTATAAAGATTCCTCTGCTCGCGAGCCTTTTGTAATTGCCACTGAACCAGGTGAGCTACATCACAGGGAGGGAAAAGGCAAAACACAAAAGTATGACAAAGGGTTTTATATTTTAACAGATCCACAAGGTGGCAAGTATAGTATGCCGCCAGAAACTTTTAATGAATTAAAAACTGATAATGGTGATGGTACTGCAACACCTAAAGCAATTGTTAAATTAGCTAAGGTTGCAGACCATTCTGGATCTGTTAAAACTAGTTGGGGAGAAACATTACATTACGATCCAGAAGTAGATGTAATTGTACGCCATGGGCTTGGAGATTATGGTGTAGTAAAGGCAGACACTTTCAAACAAACTTATAAGAGAGTATAATGCGTACTAGAAGTCGTTACTGGAGCTGTACCAAATTTGCAGATAAAATTAGAGGCACTGCAAAGCCAACAGCTGAAACAGGAAAGGGCTGGGATCTTTGGAACAAAGAAGCTAAAGCTAAATACCCTATTCGATATTGGATTGCAGAAGAAGCATTGGATGCTGTGCAAAAATATATCTATTATATACCGGACAAACTTTATGAAATCAAATATTATGTCAATAACCGCTGGGTTAGCCGCACTCATAGTCTTACTGCTGACTCAAGCCACATTAGACCTGGCACTTGGCGTGATTTGGGGGATCGTATTCTTCCTTGCCTTTTCGATGAATTGGTCGAATTCGTCGAAGTTGAACTAGCCTGGAAACATATTGCTTGGGACGAAGAAGCTAGAAAAAAGTACAAGGTCCCTTTTTGGGGTGCGGGTTGGTTCCGTTGGCGTACTTGGCGTAATACCCAAGCAGGTTTAGATTATCTTGCTTGGGAAATGAGTCTAGTTAATGATGGTAGTTGGGGGACAGCAGAAGACGATCCAGACTACGGCAAACCTACCTTCCAAGCACAAAAGGCTAAAGAAATTCTAGAACTATACCGTTGGTGGACTGAAGTTTACCCAAATCGTCCAGATCCACATGATGCTAGTGGTTGGACTGCTATTTGTGATCGCCGTCGGCAATCTGGAAAACATTTTCTAGACCTGGAAAATAACACTGCCGAGGAAGAAGCAGAAACTAGGACTGCACTAGATCTTTGCCATAAAATGGAAGAAGACTATTACGCAGAAGATGAACAAATGCTTATCCGTTTAATTAAAATTAGGAGAAGTTTGTGGACCTAAAACCTCAAGAACCAGCAGAAGGGATTACAAAAACTGCTCAATATCCGGGATATGAAAGTTATCAAGTGCCCTGTATTTGTGGTAATCCTGATGACACTATAGAATTCACAGTGGAAAACGATGATTGTGAAGTCATAGTGTCAACCTATACTTTACAGAGAACCCCTTGGTGGGAAGACCCCTTCAAAAGACATAGTAGTTTTAGTATAGACAATGAACTACTATATCAAATCAATTATTATGTTCGAGGGTTTCTCAACGCTATTAGTCACCGTATTAAAATCACTTGGAATGTTTGGGTACATGGCTATGTTGAATATAGTCAAACTACTATTATGAAACCACAACAGGCGTTAAACTTTAGTGAGGTCCTAAAAAATAGTGTACACAGGGTTACTCAAAAAAACGAATTATGAAAGATTTATTAGAGTTTATTTTTAACTTTGGTCTATGTTATTTGCTAGCAAAAATTGCTTGGAACTTTTTTTCTATCAGTCAAGAAGTTAAAGCACAGACAAGGAATGAATTTAAACAATATTTGAATAATGTAGTGCATGCCGTTAAAGAAGAACAACATGGCTCACAGATTTATTGGTTTGATTCAGATAAAGACACTTTTATTGCACAAGGCAAAACACAGAAAGAAATCGTAGAAGTGCTGAAAAAAAATTATACAAATCATGTTTTTATTTTAGACAATGATGTTATTATATGTGGGCCAGACTGGGTACCCACAGAGAATAAAAAAATTACTCTACAAATGGTTGACAAAAAATTCTAATTTTGTTATAATATGGTTTCATTAATTAGGACAAAATAAATGTCAATGCATCTTCATCATCCGTCGTTGACTTTGAATGGCAAACGGCGTGGTAAACAGAAGTGGGCTAGTGCTGCTGTTAAGAAGCAACATGAAGAACTAGCACAGTCTTGGAATAACAATATGAAACAATGGCAGTCAATGAGTAAAGTGTCCTTTGCACCTAAGCCTAGTAGTGCGGAAGCTTTGCGTCCCAAATACCCTCCTGGCAGAGAGCCAAGAAAACATATCCCCAGTATTGATAGCAAACAAAAGGGTGCAATTAGTAGTAAACCAGTTCAAATGTATACAGGTTCTAATATTATTGGTATTGGAACTTTACACAAGAGTAATGCTGTGCCTGTTTTTAGTGATTCAGAAGCTAAAGACATGGCCAGAATGCGTCGCGGTTAATCTTATATAAAGGAAATTTTTAAAAAGTGGCAAAAGAAGAAGCATTGAAGTTTGATGGTATTGTTACAGAAGTATTAGGCAATGCTATGTTTAGGGTTAAACTTAACGAAAACGAACATGAAATTGTAGCATATTTAGGCGGTAAATTACGGCAAAATGAAATTAAAATTATTGCTGGAGATTCAGTAAGTATGGAAATTAGTCCATATGATATGAGTAAAGGTAGAATAATGTACCGACGCTAAATAATTGTATGAACAATGAAAGACATTTAATAAACTTAATAGAAGCTAAAAGCAAAAAACAATTAGAATTATTGCCTTTAACTTATAAAAAAACTGATTTAGAACCAGTTCTCAGTAAAGATACTTTAGATTATCATTACAGCAAACTTGCTAAAGGGTATGTAGATAGATATAATTCAGGACAAGGTGATCCTAAATTTAACGAAGCAGGAGCATTTTTACATAATATCCTATTTGCTCAATTTTATGAACCCAAAGGCGTAAACGAACCAACTGGATTTATTCAAGCTTTGATTAATCGTAAATATGGCACTTTTGAGAAATTTAAAAAAGAATTTGCTCAAGAAGCTATGAAAATTCAAGGGTCAGGCTGGATTTATCTAAGCAAATCAGGCTCTATTAAAACTATTGTTAATCATGAAATTAGGAAAGATATATTTTTATTGGTTGACTGGTGGGAGCATGCTTGGGCTTTAGACTATCAATCTGAAAAATCTAAGTATTTAGATGGTATTTGGAAAATTATAAATTGGCAAGTAATTAATAGTAGATTATAATAATATTTGTTTTTGGACCGATAAATATATAAAAGGGTCCACAAATGTCACAACAATTAATTAATATTGGCACTGTAGCCAATGATGGGACTGGTGATGCAATACGAACCAGTTTCACTAAGGTAAATCAAAACTTTACAGAACTATATGGTAATGTAGCAGTAATTACCGCCAATACCGTCCTTACGACTCAAACTATAGTAATAGCAAATGTAAGTTTGCCTTCCAGTAACATTGGCATCACTTTGCCCAATTGTGCTACAATGGCAAATGCATTTATCACAGTTAGGACACACGACCCAAGCAATTCTGGCAAATTTGCCATTGTAAACACTTCAGTAGGCCATGGCACAATTTATTCTAATACTAACACATCTACATCAACTATAACTGCTACAGACATAGGCCTTAAGTTCTTCTCTATCGGTAGTAATTGGTTGGTAATATCATAATATGTCTGGCATTTGGATAACAAAAGCAGGCAGTCTTGGTATAGTTGCAGCTCAAGATTATTTTGAACTACAACTTCAAGGTCAAGATTTGGATGCTGGACCCGTAAACTATAGTCTTATTGCTGGAGAACTGCCTAGTGGATTAACTATCACAAGTGGCGGTTTTATATCTGGCAACCCAGTAACTGATTCTAACACAGTAGAAATCGAAAAATTTACTACTAAAGAATTTACTGTAAGACTTAGCACAAATGATGGCGCAGTGAACGACAGGGCATTTTCTTTAAGTGTGTCATCAATAAGCGCACCTGTTATTGACCCATCTAGCACAAGCTTAGGCACATACATTGCAGGAGAGTATGCTAATCTATTACTAACAGCTTCAGATACTTTGGTAAGTTCAGATGTAGTTTTTAGTTTGGCAAGCGGAACATTACCACCAGGCATACAACTTTATGCTAATGGGGCTATACAAGGATACATATTACCTATATCCAACAACCAACAGGCCACTACTGCTGGATTCGATTTAAGTGAATTTGATCTTTATTTACTGGACTATGCGGGTGTAAGTACAAGTCGAAATTATCAATTTAGAATTGCAGCCAGTGATGGTGTTAACGAAGATTTAGAAACTTATACCATTTATGTATACGACAGATCTGCATTAACTGCAGATACAGATATAATTACTGCAGACAACATAGGTGTTGTTACCGCAGACGACACAACATTATATGATCCTATACTTTACACAGAACCAGGCATTATAGGCAATATTAAAGCACAAGATAATTTTGCCTATCAACTTTATGCTATAGATTTAGATGGTGATGATTTAAGTTACAATATTACCAATGGCGCATTGCCAACTGGTATATCGTTAAGTACAGACACAGGATGGATAACAGGACAAGTAGCGCAAGCCAATTTAAATTATACAGATTACACATTTACAGCTCAAGCATATAAAACAGATGATTCAGACTACAATAGTGATGAAAAAGTATACACCATAAGATTACTTGGTCAACTTAATGATAGTATAACTTGGGCAACAGAAGCAAACTTGGGCACTATATATGCAGGCGAAGTAAGTGAATTAGCCTTAACAGCTATACCATCAAATAATCAAGCGTTAAATTATAAGCTTGCCAGTAATAGTTTAGGCACTTTACCACCTGGGCTTGATTTAACATCAAATGGTCTTATTATAGGCAGACCTAGTTTTTATGAATCTAATTATGTTTACGCAAATTTAGTTTCTAATTTTACAGTTGTGCCTTATAATCAAAACACAGAATATTCAGATAGTTCACGCACATTTAGATTACAAGTAGTTAAACGAACAGCGAACCCATATGAGAACTTGTATATTAATTTATTACCGCAGTTAGATCAAAGACAAATTTTTGATAATATTCTTAACAATCAAAATATAGCTACAGAAGATATATTATATAGACCAAGTGATTTATGGTTTGGTAGAAATAATTCTGCAAAAGTTCTATTTTTAGCTGGTTTAGAAGAAAATACTGCCACTGAATATATAAATGCAATGACACTCAATCACTATTGGAAAACTTTATTATTTGGTGACATTAAAACCGCTAAAGCTACAGATGACAATTTAAATACTACCTATGAAGTTGTTTATATAGAAATTATAGATCAGCAGGTCAATCAAGACGGATTAGGTCCCAATTTAGCAATACAATGGCCAACTAATCAGGAAAATATTAATAATGTTTATCCAAATAGTTTTACTAATATGGTCAAAAGATTAGAAACAAATATTGGATATGAAGACAAAGGTGTGTTACCAAGTTGGATGACTAGTAGGCAAGCAGATGGCCGTGTATTAGGATTTACCAGAGCATTAGTTTTATACTATACCTTGCCTGATCAAAGTGAAAAAGTGGCATTTAGAGTACGACAATATTTAGATCAATTTAATCTTATTAATTTTACTATTGACAGGTACGAGTGGGATACAAGTCTTACACTAAATCCGTTTGTCAATGCTACTGGCCTTATATCGGGCAATATAGAAAGCAATTTAATTACAGGCAACACAGGAAATGCAGTTTGTTCAGGATTTATTTCAGGTAGCACTAATAGTCAATATGTTACAGGTTTAAACACTTTATTTGCTACAGAATTACAAAAAGATAGTTTAATTTATGTTTCTAGTGCATTAATTGGCACAGTTGAAAGAATATATAGTAATACCAATTTACAACTTAGCTCTAATTCTTTAAGCACATTTTCAACACAGGCATTTACTACAAAGGTTATTACTACTAAATTTGATAGTGAACTTAAATTAGGAGATACCATATTAGTAAATGATGATGTAATTGGCACTGTTAAAACAATTAATAGTGCTAGTAGTCTAACATTATTTGCTAATAGTAGTGCAAATATAGCGGATGCTAAATTCAGTCATGTACAACAAGATCTTTATCTTACTCCAGGCAAAGGCACAGAGTATCTTAAGTTTCCACAAACAAATATTTTATCATAAATATTATTAATCCGGAGTTTTATATAAATGGCTAGCCAAATTAATTCAGGTAGTATAGATGGTAATTATCCTATCGCAGGTAGGGACAATAGCAGTAGCGGGTTTAGAACCAACTTTACTAACATAAAAAATAATTTCACTTATGCTAAAAGTGAAATAGAGGATCTACAAAATAAAGGCATTTTTAAGTCCAATTTATCAGGCAATACTACTGTATTGACCACAGTAAATGATATGAATGGTGCGCCATTTAGGAATGCAGAAGTTTTGGGTATTAGAGAAACAATTTATGATATTGGTTCTGTTTCAGGTACTTTGGAAATAGATTTTGCAAAAGGTAGTTATCAAACTATAACTCTTGCAGGAAGTTTAGTTATAGATGTAATTTTTAATTGGCCAGACCCTGATCCCAGTGTTCAAACAAGAATGCGTTTGGCAATTACGGTGCCTAATGCTAATTACACGGTGACTTTTCCAGCAGAAGTATCTCAAAATATTACAGCAATTGCTGGTATAAGTGGCAATACTGTATCGTTTAGTGAAATAGGAACATATATTTTCGAACTAGGCACCAGTGATGAGGGAACATCTATTAATATAGTAGATCTTAATAGAAATTATAATACTTTCCAAGGCAATTTAACTGTAACCAAATTAATTAATAACACCACAGTTACGGGTGTATCTATTACTGTGGCAAATGTAAATGGGCAAATAGTTGGTAACATTTATGCAAATAATGTTATTGCTACTACTTTAGTTACATCTGGCACTAGTTTAAGTTTATCGGGCAATCTCACTGCGGGAAATGTTATTTCCAGTGCAAATATATACGGCACAATAATGACACCTGTTCAAAGTAATATTACTTTAGTGGGCAATTTAAGTAGTTTAAGTGTAACAGGCAATGCAAATGTGGGGAACATATCTGTAACTGGATTAACAGATATGTGTGGAGGCAGTGCATATGGGCTATTGTATGTTACCATGGTGAATAGCAGCAGTCAGACAATTCCCAATACTTGTGGAGTAGTAATTTGCAATGCAGCAAGTACAATTAGCAGTTTTACCTTAATAATGCCTTCTTATCCATATAATGGACAAGCGATTAAACTAGCGTTTGGTGTTGCTGTTACAACCTTAACTCATACTGTAAGCGGCGGTCAAACATTAATTGGCGGCTTAACCTCTGGTTCGACAAGTGGTGGCGGTGAATGGGTATATTATGATGACACTTTTACTTGGTATAGAATCACTTGATTTAGTTCGTTTTATTGTTTATAATAACAAACAATTATTATAGGATTAAAAATGAATATCGATCTTAACAAATATACAGAATTTGTAAATCAAGTCACAAGTAATGAGTCTAATTACCTTAAAACAATGGCAGGCAGGCTTTACGACATTGAAGCAACCACTGCTCAAAACGGTATTCCAGTTAATATCAGTTTGTTACTAACTGCAGGCATGGGATTATCTAGTGAAGGCGGCGAATTTAACGAAATTGTTAAAAAACTTGTTTTTCAAGGCAAACAGTATAATGAAGATATTAAATTTCATTTAATGCGTGAATTGGGAGATATTATTTTTTATTGGATCAATGCCTGTCGTTCGCTGGGATTAGATCCTAATAAAGTAATTGAAGAAAATGTAAATAAACTACAGTCAAGATATCCTGACGGTAAATTTAACGCATTTCAAAGTGAGAATAGGAAACAGGGCGACCTATAATGCATCCACTTGCTCCAAATTTGTCAGAATTAAAAGATGACGAATTACATGCAAAATTTCAGGAACTTAATTCTAAAATACAACAAGCATATAGATTTAGAAATCATGCTTTGTTGATGCAGCTTCAAATGTTAATAGAAGATTACCAAAACGAAATTAACAACAGAAGAAAAACTTTATTAGATCAAAAAGACACAAAAAATTTAAGCAGTCTTATTAATATAAAATGAAAATAGATAGTTTTGGTCAGTGTTTTTATAGTTCTGATGATTTAGTTAATATTTTATACAAAAATCCAGATCAACAGTTTAATAACTTTCTAGTCAGTGACCCAACAGAATTTAATAAAGCAATAAAATCATTACACTTAGACTATAATTTTCTAAATGAATATGAGTCAAAAACCATATCCTTAGACAACTTTGACAAGAAAAATCAAGACAATTGGTATATGCCTGACTCTTATAAAAATTTAGATATAGATATTTTTGTTCAGAATCTTTGTAATACTTCTCAAGAATTGGCCAGAGTAAAAACAGAATTAATTTTATATAAAAAACTAGGGCTATATAAATTATTACAATTTTTAATTTATCTAGTAGATATTATGAGAGAAAACAAAATTGTATGGGGAGTAGGCAGAGGTAGTAGTGTAGCAAGTTATGTTTTGTACTTAATAGGTATACATAAGATTAATAGTTTAAAATATAATTTAGATATAAATGAGTTTTTGCGTTAGAATAAAAAAATGCCTATTATTAATTCGTTAGTACCATATCTTGCGCCCAGAGATAACATAGAATATAGAAAAATAGAGAATGTGTTTTTAAACGATCATTTTAAAAATTATCACTATTACTTGGTAGAATATGCAAATAAATACTGCTTAATCAATTTACACAAAGCAATTCCAGAAAATATATTACAAGATATAAAATCTGGTAAGATCATACTTATGCTCTATCATTGGCGCGAAGCTAATGTAAATGTAATTGAACCTATATATCAATATGCAGTAATTAAATTAGGTATTCCAGAAGAATTTATCCAAATCTATACAGAATCACCTACAATTAAAACAACAATTAAAGAAGTTGCTAGTAAATTAGGCAAAAAAATATTACGCTGTTTTAATACAAATCTGTTTGAAAATGACCTTAAACAAACATTAAAAACTATACCAGCACTTAAAAAAAATTTATTAGTAACATTAGAAAATAAAATTTACACAAAGAAATTTTTAAATTTTAATAGGCGTTGGAGATTGCATCGTCCCTGCCTTGTTGCACATATGTGTCTAGAAGGTATTTTAGATAAAGGATTTATTAGTCTTGGTCCGTGTGAAGATAAATGGGGATGGGATCAATCATGGAGCGCAATGCTTTCAGCACATAAAAATTATCCCGACATAGGACAGAGGCTATTAAATAACAAGGATCTAATATTTTCTATTCCCAATTTGTATCTAGATCAATCGAATCTTAGCATAAATCATTATTTGTTAACACCATCCACTCTTGATTTGTATCGTAATACATATTTTAGTGTTGTAACTGAAACAAATTTTTTCTTTGACTATGAGCCAGCATTATTTTTAACAGAAAAAATTTTTAAACCTATTGCTAATATGCACCCATTTATAGTACTGGGTCGTCCTAAAACTCTTTCTTATTTAAAAGACTTGGGATACAAAACTTTTGATAATATTATTGACGAATCATATGATGAAGAAACAGAGGATATTTCAAGAATGATGATGATTATAAAAGAAATTAAACGCCTTTGTAATTTGTCTACAAATGAATTAGAACAATTCTTGTTTCATGCTAAAGAGGTCTGTGAGTATAATTATGAACTCATAATGTCTAAAAATAATTTTATAAGAGACATAACAAATGATACAAGATATTAACAAGCAACAAATGCATTTTTAAGATAAGGAGGATATATGCCAAGAATTTATAGATCTGCTCAAGGTCAATTAATTAATTTTGATGCTTTAATTCTAATGAATGAAAAGGCTCAAGCTGTAGGCAATATGCAAGTAAATGCAAATGGTGACGATATTGGTCCTGATGGCAAAATTATTAAAACAAGAGAACAAAAAATGAAAGAATACTATAATGCTAATCAACAACAAAATGTAACACATTACAAAGGAAAAAAATGAAAAAATTAAAACCATTAAAAGATCATGTATTAGTATCATCAATGAACTTTGGGGAACGAACTTTAAGTAGTGGTCTAGTTCTATTAGGTGACGACAAAAAGAATTCAGGCATTAGGCCTAGATGGGGTAAGGTTTATGCTATTGGGCCTGAACAAAAAGATGTGGTTCCTGGCCAATGGATCTTAGTAGAACATGGTAGGTGGACAAGAGGCGTCAAGTTTGAAGTAGAAACCGACAAGTTTATCACTGTTAGAAGGATAGACAGTAAGGCTATTCTTTTAGTAACTGATGAAGAACCCACTGCAGATGATGTTATATCTGAATTAGGTGACTAATTATGACAAGAGATCAAAAAATTTGTTGGGAGTTGGACAAACTTTATTATAATTGTTCTGACCATAGAAGTGATGGATACACAGCTTTTGGGTATAAACAAGATTTATTGAAAATTAAGTATCATCTTAACAAACTATTACACAAATGTCCAACCTTTGTGGGTGAAACAGAATTTGTGGACAAATTAGAAAAAGACTTTGCGTGGGAATTATTAAAAAAATGATATTCAATAAAGTTCGTGAATTAAAAGAACAGGGAAAAGTAATAGGCATTGTATTCAGTACTTTTGACTTATTGCATGCAGGACATATTGCAATGTTGTCAGAAGCAAAAAATCACTGTGACTATCTAATAGTAGGTTTACAAACTGACCCAACAATTG